CAGTGTTGGCCGACAAGCGCATTGGGACTCGACCGCTTACAGCAGTTGAGATACAGGCAGCTGAGCGAGCGGCATGCGACATTCGCCAATACTGTTCGCCCGACGTTGCCTTGTACGGCGTCCCATGGTCTGACGGTGGCTTCACGCACGTTCGCACGTTCGAGCCACTGGAAACCAGGCCATTTGGCACACAGTGTTATGACCAGGGGTATGGGTGGGTGGCGTTCCACCCCACACCCGTCCTCAACACCAAGAGATATCAACCGACCTTTGCGGCAATTAGTGTCACCATTCCAGCGTACAAGTATTACTTGGACACTGCGACTGGTGCACAAGGCGTCCCATTGTTGTGCGCCGAGCAGCATTACACCGTCATTCAGCCCCTTCATGCGCCGCTAAAGACGAAGTTCCGCGCCGCGCTTAAGGATGTTCATCTCGCCAACGCATGCCGCGCTTTCGCCGTTTCGCAATCAGGCGACGTCAGCGTGGTGGGCGATTGGGCAGTCCAGACTGCCGAGTATTATGTCGCAATCATCAAGAAGCGGCACATTGACTCGAAGGTGCTATCCGAGGAACGAGTGTATACCTCCAGCGGCGGGCCCATTCTTGGCCCTGATAGATGCTTGATGAACAGCATTGCCGCGACGCTCGAATACGTTGACCTTAAGGCACCAGTTCGAGTTCCCGCCGTTGTTCGCGACGCGCCCAACCACAGAGACTTGCAGTATTCCGTGCGCAACGATTTCACTATTACAAGTGAGTCGTCGTGCGCAGATGACAGCGTTCGTTATCAGCACCCTGTGGTCAGTGCGCCGTCTTACAATGGCCAACCCCCCCCAAAACAATCCGTGATAAGGATTCCAATGCACCCCCCATCCCAGACAAATCGCGAGATGTATCGCACCGACTATGGTTGCTTACATGCATCTGGCACAATTGAATATGAGGGGAGGTCTAACTTAAACATGTACGCATCCTTGGGTCGGCTTATTGCCGCCAAGGAGGGTGACGGC